TGTCCCATATCGCTGACTGACGTTCATCCCCCCATTAATAATCATATTTCTATGACTTAACGGAGTTGCAGGGATGAGATCAGAACTTAGTGTTACTGCACCAGAAGAACTAATTGCAATTGCATCAGTATCAGATGCAGATCCTATTGTCCCACCATCGGGTATTACAAGATTGCTCATACGATCACCAAGGTTCCATTAACAACTAATTGTCCATTTGTACCGATGGTTACTGGACCAGCCATCACCGCATTTTCATCACTTGTTATTTCTACTGCTGAATTGATGGTTGCTGGGTTTCTAAATATGCCAGATTCCGTTGACGATACATGACCGCTGATGCCGGAACTGTCCACCTCCGCAACTGTCTTGCTCTGGGTACGCAGCTGCAGCTTGCCTTTCTGCTTATGCTGCAAACCATCCGTTTCATCACCAAAATACTTCATGCCTGCTCCAATCCGTTCATGATTAAATCAATCGCCATGTTCGCGCTGGCCCTGGCACGAAGTGTCTCACCATTCTTGATCACATACTTCTGGCCCGTCATCATTTCTAATGTGGATCCGCCTGGGACTGTTACCGATTTTACATAATGCGCGTCAGAGGCCGCATCCAACTGAATGTCCACTGTCACATCATTTGCCGTGATGTTGCACAAACTGACCGACAGCACCACGCAATCCTTGGATCCGGATGGCGTGTATATGGTTGTTGTGTCTGGACTCGCATTGAATGCGTCTAACGTTAATTGAGCCTTTACGGCATTAATGAAATCACTCATAAAACTCCTTGATCAACCCAGCGCCACGGCTAAAGCCGCGACCTGGGATATCGAAATGTTGTGGCCTGAAGCTGCAACCGCTGAAGCAGCTGCCTGGTCCTTGAAATCCTCTGCTTTTAGCGAATAATGCTTTGCAGAAAAATCTGTTGCTGAAGCACCAGGAACCGCCGTGTCCTCCGCCGTCTGCGCCCAACCTCTCGCGGATCCGCCGTGCGTGTTGGCCCCGGCTGTCGTGTCTCCTGCATAAGTCTTCGCAGAGTAAACACCTGGGCTTGTGTCGGTTCCCGTTCCTCCGGAAAACTCTTGAACCACTGCAGATGCCGCCTGTGTCGCATAAGATTGCGATGTTAGCTTTGAATCGTTTGCATCGTTTTTGTGGGTTTCTGCAGTGTCTCTTGCTGCTTGTGCTGCTTGCTTTGCCGCCTCTACTGTCGTAGACGAACCCACCACAATCACGTTGTTCGTTGCATTGCTCGGAGCCGTTGTGAACGTGATCTGATTCGTTGAGGTATTGATCGTGTAATCACCACCTGGATCCCGGTATGCCCCATTCACGAATACTAGAACATCCGTGTTCCCCGTTGGAACATTACTCGACAAATTAAAAGTGACTGACGTGCCATTCCCACTAAACTTGTCAATCGAGGACGCGGTTGCCTGAATCGCTGCATTTGCCAGTAATATGAAATTCGATTGGATCGCGGAAAAGGTCGCACCTCCGCTGGTCGCGTTGAAACATAAGTAGGTGGCCTGCGAAGACTCTACCAGATCCCCTATTGCGTATGCCGTGCTGGCAGCAAATTGCCCCCGGACGCTGTAGCCGTTCTCCGTTGCTTTTATCAACGCTAAAACTGCGGTTGATAAGGCTTCTGCATGAACTGAGGCGTTCAGCAATTTCCCGTCATCGCGCTGAATTAAACTTAAATTACTGTTGATCGCGTCAGTTGTTGACTTAACTGCATTGAATTCCGAATCCAGATTCGTCCCGGAATGCGGAGATGACGGATTACTGGTCGAAAAGTCGTTGAAATTGACTTGCCGTGAATAGGTGGGTGGTTGTGCCATGTTAGATTAAGAATAAGTGCTGGATTTCGGCTTGGAATAGCCCATTGCGCTTACCAATTTGCTCGGTTTGCGGTTCTTGCTCTTCTTTTTCTTCTTCTTTTTTGCGACTGCCATATTATCCACCAAATTAGGGTAAGGTCGGCCTGCTGCAGCTGCTCTCTTCTTTGCAGCAGCTTTCTGACCGGACGTTAGGGTTCCACGTTTTTCCTCTGGAACCGGGTTTTTCTTCTCCCAAGGAGCCTTTTTTTCGTCTGCCATTGTTCAGGTCATCGATTTCGCGAGTTTTGACGGGTTCTTGCGCTTCTTCTTTTTGAGTCGGGCCGAAATGGCTTTCGCTTTAGCGCGGGCATCGGCCTTCGAGGACGCGCCCCAGGCTTGCAGCGAAAGAAGTAAGCGGGTCGGTTTGCCTTTTGAGTCCTTTTCAGGACCAGGCATGTTGCCCATGCGGGCTAAAAAGCTTGCGCGGCGAGGATTGTCACCTGACTTGACGGGAGATTTGAGGTCGGAACCAGGGTTTTCGGCTTCATAAGACTTGCGGCCTTTTTCATTGAGGCCACCTGACTTATTTTTACCTTCTGAACGCTGCCAGGCTGGGGATCCCATTTACAAATTTGGTGAATGGTTAGGCGGCTATCAATAGATTATTTACGCGATCAACAAAAATCAACACCATAATTTGAGTTTTAGAAAAATTTTGTACGAGCAGCCGTAATCATAGTAAGCCAGCTTTGCTGGGGATGCCGGGGGGTGGGGTCGGGTCGCGGCTGCGTTCCTTGTCGGTCCCGTTCATTTTTACTGTAAATAGTCCTGATACGACCATTCGGATCCTTAATTTGCAATGGTTTGCGCGGATCCTTGCGGCGTCACATCCTTTGACAGCCTTATTTTCTCGCCTTCCCATTTGTCTATCAGCTCCGCCAGCTGCTCCGGTGTCATCTCACTTAGCGCCCTGGTCGAGCCATCCGCGCCGCCGCGATCGAGATCCCCGGAGAGTTCGAGCGCGGTACGGGCAGCCGTCACCCTGGCTGCAGCTGGCGCGTCCTGGTCCTGCATGACCTGGCGCAGCGTCCCGGCTGCCAGGTTGGCTAGGTCGGTCTGGTACAATGTTTGTCGCGCTTGTCGAATAGCTGCGCCTATTTTCGGATTCCTGGTCAGCAGATACGCATTTTGTTTCGGCGTAGCGTAGCCAGCTTGGCGCGCTGCTTCGGTCGGATTTTTCCCCTCCTTGACTAGGTGTTCCACAAATGCCAGCTGTTTCTCGGTCAGCTGTCCCGCCGTCACAATGTTATTGCCTGACATATATGTCGATTTTATAAAATTGCATTTTGGTCTTGATAATCGACAAAACGTCAATATCATGTTTTTTATTTTGACGTTTTTAACTATCAACTAACCAACATTATAGGAATATCATGGAAAGGAATCTAATCTTGATTTCATGCTGCAGCCAGAAAAGCGCAGCAGCCGGGAAAGCAAAAGATTTATATCAATCTGACTTATTCCGAAAATCCTTCGATTACGCCAAGCAGGGACTCGCCCCGCTCTGGATTCAGAACCTCGGCCCTAGTCATAACCAGATCTTTATTCTTTCCGCAAAATACGGATTAACAAATCCGCATAGTTTTATACATCCATACGATTTGAGCTTGAATGATCAGAGCACAAGATTTCGAAAAACATGGAGCAAAATCGTTTTCTGTAAATTATTGGATGAATACCCGGGGAGCGAATACCCCTCTCAAATATTTTTCCTTTGCGGCCAGAAGTATCGAAAAGATTTGCTGCCCTTGGTAGCGGATTATTTCTGGAAATCTGACATAAAAACCCCGCTGGCTGGGCTTGGCATCGGCAAGCAAAAACAATGGTTAAAAAATCAAATTAAGTCGGGAGAGTAACCAGACCAGCAACTGCCCGCCTTCGATGGTGAGCAGCTGCGCGCCTGGTTATTGGACCGGGGCGGCAATATTGCCAGAACATGAATCAATATGAGGATTTATGAGAGAAAACAAAAAACCTTGGGATCCCTGGACAGATGATGAAATCCGGGATCTATACGACATGAACCCCGGCATTGATATGCAACAGCTGGCACTCGTCACCATGCTATCAATTGCAGAGCTAAAACAAATATTAATGGAGAACCAATGAGCTTTGACGATTATCTGAAACTAAAAGATCACGCGCAGCAGCTGCGGATCCTGGTCGAGAAAAATGCTTGGAGAGCAGAAGCCCTGGTTCATTGGAGCTGCATGAATTCCAGGAATAATTACAAGCAGCAATATGCTGCGGACGGCGTCCGCCTGGCAGAATTATTAAACCCAATCCCGGAGAGTTTATGAGCGATAAACATTATTTTAAATCTTTGCAAAACAGCCTGGTTAAATTTGGGATTTTCTATTCAAAAGGTGCATTACACCGCTGGGGAGATTCTAAAAGTTATTTTGGATGCATTGATTATCATTCATCTAAAAACCAGAAAAGCGCCATTGCATGGGCAGAAGGTTTTTTACACGCAAAAGATATGAGCGAATAAACACCTTAAAACCAACGCCAGCGCCTTTTTTTTTGGTCGCTGGTGTTGATTATCTCGCAAACCAATAATCCTTTAAATACATATGAAATCAACAATATTTTATCGCGGCCCCAGCATGATCGATGGCGCGCCCATCATGGGCATTGCATCCGGTCTGAGCGGATCCAGCGACAACATTAAAACCGGGCGTATGATTCAAACCTGGATCCTCCGCGCTGATATGTCACCGCTTGAGGCATCGAAGCGGGGCCAAGATGTTTCAATTTGCGGATCCTGCAAGATGCGGCACAACTTGAACGGCGCCTGTTATGTTCAGTTATTCCAAGCCCCGCAATCCATCTACCATGCAGCCGCTGCAGGAAGATATCTAGAATACCCCGCCTTGAAGCCCGCGCAGCTGCGCCGCTTCAACCTAGCATTCAAAAAGCTTCCCGTCAGGCTTGGAGCATACGGCGATCCCGCCGCGATCCCTGAAAAAGGATGGTTACCAATCATGACCAGGATCAAACGACATACGGGATACACTCACCAATGGGAGAACGCCGCCGCGCAATGGCTGCGCCCCTGGTGCATGGCATCCGTTGAAACCCTCGAAGAGAAGGAGCTTGCCGCGTCCCTGGGTTGGAAGACCAGCAGAACCGGAGCAGCTGAAAAACCAGGTCGCGATGAAGTGCGATGCCTGAACCAGCTGGAAGACATGATTCAATGCGATGATTGTTTGCTT